TATTAATTAAACAATACTTATATTATAACACCAATTTGGGGTCTTGTCAACCGCCCTCGAAGCGTCTAATTAATTTGGGTTCACCGGTTTCGTCCTCTTGATATACTACGGCAGCTACAAATCCTTCTCCTAGACATTGTTCTGCGATAGCAAATGCTTCTGTTTTACTAGCTGTGGTATCCACCAAATCTTGGTGTCCAATTTCATCTTCGCTCCAAATTTCAAATAACAAATAGCTCATTTATTCATCATCCCACTCAACTGGAAGCCATCCCAGTTGTTTTAGATCCTCCTTGATTTCATCAGTTACCGCTCCTTCTGCTACATACCCTTTAATATTATCTGGGTCGCCGTTACCAAGCCCATCTCCCATACCAGAACAGTACCAGTCAATGTAGTCGCCCTGCATGCGCATGTTAGCTATTATACCGCCACTATGTCGCCAAGAACAACTCCACATATCCTGTTTCAATATCGGAATTACTTCTAATTTCTGCCATTGCATATTACACAGAGCCGCATATAAATTCTGAGCGTAGCGGTCACTTTCACGAACTTTTTTTAAGATTGGTTCGCAGGTGCGTAGATCATATTCGAGATTGTTCTGTTGCCATTCTTCGGATAGTTCTTTCGCATCTGCTTCTTCTCTCCACTTTTGCCACATTTCAACCATAGCTCGAGCATTGCGATTGTTGGGGTCTTCCATGAGTTTCTCTTGATAGGATTTGGCCTGAAAGGTCATTCGGTCAGGACTCTTGCTGATTTTAGACATCTTCTTTGAATTCGATTTCGTTTGGATCAAAATTCAATCCTCGCCATTGTTTAACATTTGCGATCTTCACACCGTCTAAATCTTTCCAAATGCGTCCAGACCAAGTAGCACGTTGTTGTAATGGGAACGGCCAAGTAGTAGATTCTAATTCTATTTCATATTCACCCTTGTGTGCGGGTTTGATATCAACATGAAACCATTCCGAAAACGTATTTTCTTCTACGACTTCATCTTCTTCTAATTCAACTTCGAATTCATTGTCCTCATCTTCAGATTCTAAATCTCCGTCACGATACACGCTTTCATAGACTTCTTCGTCACCTATAATAATCCATTTATTTTCACCCCACTTGCCTGTGGTACTATAATCGTTGTTATCTATGTCTTCGCCATTGTATTGAACTCCGTTACAGATATACCAACCATCTGCATTGGTAAATGAAAATTTTAATTTCAATGGATCAAATGGTTGACGTAGTTCAAACTCGCCACCAAACAGTAGACCCTTTTCACCTTGACCGCCCCAGAATATCACTGTGCCTTCTGGTTGATCTTCGATGATAGCAGTTTCCCATTCTTCAGCTGCGATACCTTGTTCATCTAACCAATCAAGACTGAGATTGCCTTCCCATATGGTATTGCCTTTTTCGTCAGTGACTGTAACAGTATTTGAATCAGTCATTTCAGCACCACTGGCATGGCAAAGATTATCACATTCGTAGGCACTGCCTGGCGGAAAAGGTTGTAACTCGTCAGGAACATTTAGTTCGTTGTCCCAATCGCTGGCATATTGATCTAGATCGATTTTATGTTCTTTAAAGTAGTCATAGATTTTTCTATCCACAGTGCCCATGTAAACTTCACCACCGTAAGCACCAATTTCAATTTTTACCATTTGAGGAGTGAATTTAAGAACATTTATAAGTTCCTGCTTTTGTTTTTTAGTTGCCATGATTGTCCTTATTTTTTCTTAGGTACCGCTAGTTGCAATTCCAAAATTTTATTGTTTTGATCGTCGATTAAGCTGGTTAATCTTATGATATCTTCTTGCAGTTGTAGATCCTTGTCTGCAAGTTCCCTGTTTTCTACATTCAACCTTGCATTGATCAACAGTTGTTCCACACGATCAGTTTTATAGTCCCAATGTAGATACACTGCGGTCAATAGTATACCAACCAATAATATATTATTCAAAAACAATAATTTAATTCTAATTTTTTTTCTCCTTAAACTCCTTAACATCCTTGACAGCAGATTTTAAAGTTTCTGCATAGTTAAGGGCCTGTTGCTCGGTCATAGTTACTACAGTTTCAAACTTCATATATTCTTTGGTCCATACAGTCCATGTAAGTTTTAATCGTGTAACAAATCCATTAATGATATCTTTAACTGCCCAATCAAACTCCTGCAACCAAATACTGTCGATATCATAGCGTTTTTTGATAGTTTCAGACCAGTAATTTGTTTTGGTCGTAACGTAGGTGTTAACATTCACTCCGGTTTCGTCTGCTTCAACTTCGAAGTTAACATCGTGGTCGGGCTGTCCACATCCACAAACAACCTTATACCATTTGGAATTACCAAAGTCGTGTGTTTTCAAAATACCTTCTGCTGGAGTTTGTGATTTCATTGTAAATTATCGCTTTGAAAAATCTGTACTTTATCTCGTTTGGCCGATATAGAATCTACCATTTGATTATAATCGTCTTCGGTCATTGTGGTTCTATAAATGCTCAGAGCCTGTGTAAGCATGATAGCAGCCACAGCACTAGGATCATATTGTGATACCATATGATCGGTAAATTCAAAATATTGCTCATAGAGTTTCTGTAATTTTGTTTCCGATATCATTTTTTTCTCTCTGCTGTTGGTATTTTCTTTTGAGCCAATATTTGTGTTGATTCCAATATTGTTTAATTGTAAACGGAGTTTCATTAAAAGTCAAATGCTCTTCACGATTTTCCAACCAAATTCTCTGCACCCATAGTCGAAATGGGGAGGGGTCTTTTATGTCCATAATCCGTGTCGCACTTTAATTAGTCTAATCATCATAGCTTCATCTTCTGCTTCATAGTCGGCTTCGATCTTTTGTAGCACTTTGTGAGCCTTGTCACTCATTTTTTTAAGTTCAGGAGTTTTATCAGCACCAAAATGTATTTTACCATTATTGGCTTCTCTGCTGGCTTCACAGTACGCACTCCAACCGCTGGCATCATAGGCATCTGGACGATTGCGATAGGTCTCAGTCCACCATTTGTATAGATCTAAGATTTCTTGAGCTTTTACTGCCTGCGGAGTTGGCTTGCCATATAACGGATCATCTTTTTTAACCCATTCATCATCGTGAACTAGTTTACGTTGCCATTCTAAATTATCTAACCCAGCCTGTGGACAGCGCCAGATTCTCCAACGAAACCAACCTGTGGCCCAAAATGGTGCAGAATACTTTGCACGTTCCGCTTTGTCTGCCCAGGCTATATGCCACCAAGCAAGTTCGATTTCAACGAAGTCAATAAGTTCATTAAAAAGACATGGAAGGAATCGATTCCCAACATCGCACCAAGTGCCAGGACGAATATCACGAACATGAGCAGTAAGACTATGAGTGCGAGTAACCCAACGGTTATTAATATAATATTTGATATCATAGAGTTTCCTTACGGGCCAGGTTACAAAGTCTTGTAGGTAATCCAATCCGTCATCAGCAATCCAAAAACGTATAGGATGTGAAGATTTGGCTTTCTCAGTCCATTCATCCCATCCTTCGGATGTGGCAGAATCTGGTTTTGCTGTGCCGCGAAGCCAGTCTGCGAATTTGGAACAGGTCCAATAATTAGAATGTTGTGCCATCTGTTATTCCTGAGATTAAGTAGTCGAACACTTTAATTATACTATCTTTCTAAAAACCTGTCAAGATGTTTGTTTTTTGTGGATTATCGCCCGCGACCAGCAGATTTCTTTGCAGGTTTGTTTACATTGACTTGACTGCCATGTATGCCATGATTGTCATCTTTGCTGTTTTTTTGATTGCCCTGTTTATTTTGGGCTTTCTTTTTTTCTAGCACTGCTTTTAAAAAATCACTGGTTGCCATAATAGCTCCTATTCTGAAATAAATTCCGTGGCCATTGGATAGATCTTAGCAATCACTTCCGCACAGGCTTTGGCCACTAATTGATGTTCTAGTTGAGTGCCATTGGCCGAGCGTAATTGAATAAAATGTACCCAGGAACGTAATGTGCCATTCATATACAGTTTGCTTACTGTATTGCCTTCCGGTAATACCGCACGAGCCTGTTCTTTGGCTATGCCCTTATTGACAGCCCATTCGTATGTTTCTTTGGCGAGTGCAATGAGTTCGAGCTGTTTATCTCGCCATTGGTCTTGTAACATCGCATCGCCGATTGTAGCTTCCAGAGCGATTGAGTTCTGTCTATTCTTTGGATCTTGCTTTCGTGCTTCTCGCAATACAAACGACAGGTCTTGAGTAGGGTCAGCATATCGCTGACTGAATTCTTGGAAACTAAAACTTCGGTGTCTAAGGATCTGTCGTGCAATATCTCGGGTAGTAGTGATTTCGAGACAGGCTGAGACCATTTCGAGTGGTGACCAGTGTTGGTGTTTGACCAAGTATCTGATGAGCTTGTCTGATGTTTCGGTGTTGTATTGGTTTGAGGGATTGCTGACACGGGCGCAATACGCAATGAGTTCCTGCGCATCTGAGATGCCCAAATCTGTAAATTCCTGTGTGGGTTGACTATAACTGAGTAATCGAACATTCATTCTTCTTCTTCCGGAGTTTCTTGACAGAGTCTGTCCATCAATTTGTAGTTGTCGTAGGCCTTTTTAAGAGCTTGAAATTTTTCTAGTCTTGCAGGATCGGGATCCATTAGTATCGCCAATCTATCTTCAATGCGTTCTAGAAGTTTAGTTATACTATGGCCTTTAATTTTAACATCACCATCAAAGTCCGCATCACCTGTAACTGTAATCGAGCCAGCATTGGCTGAATTAGGAGTTACCCAGGAAGCGCCTGTGCCGGCACCATACATATATCCATTAGTGCCGCCTGTTGTGATAGTATGTGGTACAGTGATTGAACTAGTACTACTGATAGCTCCTAAGTTAAGACCAGTGGAGGTGTAATAGGGTGAGTAACCTGCAGCATCGAGAGTGAGAGTATCGGTACCCCCACTCCCATCGATAGTTATATCGATGTCGGATAAATCGACACTGTCAGTCATGTTAGGCTGCCTTGGCTTCTTTGCGAGCGTTTTTCTCTACTGTGATTTCGTTACGGCGAGCCTTTACTGCTTTACCAACTTCTTGAAGTGCTTTACGAGCACGAGTACCTGCTGCGTTATTTCCTGCTGTAAATTTTGCATCTTCTGCTAAAAAGTTTTCAAATGCTGACTTGAGTTGTTCTACTGTGTTTGACATAATTTTTTTCCTTGTGTTATGTTCTACTACTTATTATAGTAATTGGTGTGGTCGGTAGGATTCGAACCTACAAAGCGATGTCTAAGACGTTGCCCTTTCCCTGGTGCGTTTCACAACGGACTGGAGGTATGCCATTCCACTCACGACCACATGTATATTATATACTCTCGTTTCTACGAACACAACCTTATTTACGGTTAAATATGACTAGTTTATGACAATCGATTTTCAAAAAATACCATTCCAAGACATCGTACGTTTTGGACAACGGACCATGTTATCTCGCCCTTTGTTCTCCACCAGTTGGATTTTGGGTCGCTTCTGTAACTATTCTTGTTCCTATTGTTGGCCTTATGCTAGATCAGACATACAGGATTATCAAAGTTTGGATGTCTACAAACACACCGTGGATGAAATCAAACGTCAGGCGAGGCAGAATGGATTCAATCAGTTCCATTGGAGTTTCTCGGGCGGTGAACCCACAGCCTATAAAGAACTGATACAACTAATACAACATTTGGACGATGGACCCAACACACCATACCAAAGCGTACACATGACTACTAATCTTTCACCAGGATCCAAATGGTGGCGAGCTTGGTGCCATGCCACTAGAGATCTACAGCGCAGAAGTATCACTGCTAGTTTTCACGCAGAACAGGCTAAAGAACAAGAATTTGGTGACAAGTGTCTGCAATTAATCTATGATAATGTGTATATTACTATCAATCAAGTAATGGTTCCTGAACAGTTTTGGGAATTATATGAACGCTGTGAAAGATTTGTTAAACGTGGTATCAACGTCACTCTAAAACCTCAGAGTGATCCTACTGCTAGTTTTGTAGTAAGTGGTTACACTGATGAAATGATTGATATTATGCAAACAGGATTTCCTCAGAAAGTAGATGATGAAGATCTATATCAAATAGCACTGTATGATCAAAATGGCCAAGAATACTTATTTGATCAGGCCGAAAGATTTAATGCATTTAATTTCAATAAATTTCAAGGTTGGAGTTGCAATAGTGGCTATCAAAGTGTTATAATAAGAAGCAATGAAGTTAAAAGATCATATAGTTGTCATGATCAGCCTTTGGGCACACTCACAGAGGGATTTGATTTGTTTACAGAACCAAAAATATGTGTTACACCTAGCTGTGTAAGTTCGGCGGATTCAAAGATACCAAAATGCAAATTGATCTAGAACATTTACATTATTGGATGCAGGCTATCCGTCAAAGTCCAGATCCGATAAGGACCATGGATGCCTTTTGGTCGGGCCAACTTAATAGCAAAGAGTGGTTAATCACTAATCTTCGAAAACATGTAAACAAGTTTGTCAGCATTGATATTCATGGCGGCTGGGTCGGGGTACTCGC